AGGCGTTAAGGTCTCACTAGAAGAAAAACTAGAAGGGGCTTTTAAGCCAGGTTCGCCAGAAACATTAGGGTCTGTGGATAACGTAAGTCCTGTGCCAGACATCGTGCCAGGAGAGGTAGCTGCAGATACTTCCTGCGCCCCTAATGCTGCTCCGCCTGATACTGCGCCCCCTGTGGCTGCGCCTTTTAAAATATTTTGACCTGTTAAGGCAGCCTGAGTAGCACCCCCCGCAGCACCCCCCGCAGCAGAGGCTACAGGGCTTGTACTGCCAGTTGCCGCACCCTCTACTGGGGTAACACTAGGAGCAACCAACTGAGTGACTTCTGAACCTACTCCTGCACTGGCAGCAGACGTGGCTATTTGTTGTACGTTGCCTCCGTTGGCAGCAGTAACTGCAGCAGCCCCTACCGCAGCAGCTTGAGTAGCAGTCAATCCTGAAGCAAGTGCGCCTCCAGGACCTAAAACAGACGTTACGGCAAGGGTTTCAATGATGGGTAATGGGTTTTTAATAACGGCATTAGCTACGTCAGTAACATCCCTAGAGATTGTATTTACTGCGCTTGTAACCGCATTTCCTACGCTAGATACTGCACCACCCATATTACACCTCCACCACGACAGTTTGTTGACCATTAGGCATAGGCTGAATCTTGTACTTTAGTCCCGCCATCTTCAAAACTCTCTCAATTTGAGGGTTGCCCATGTGAAATCTGCCCGTATGAAACTTAGCTACTTTCATGGCTTTAGCAAATTCTTTTACATCCTTGACCAACTCTTGAGGCGTAGCAGCAGTGTCCATAGCCACATCTACAGTACCATTACCCAGGTTGTAATAAGAGAAAAGACTGTTTCCAGACCGCATAATCCTAAACTTAGGGTCATCATGGACTAATTTGGTCATGGCAGCATATATCCGCTTAGGGTCTTGTCCTGACCTTGCAAGGCTATGTTGCAATATTTCTATAGGTTGCATCTTAGCCATCACACTACTCCTAAAGCGGTTGCTATTTGCTGGTGAATATCTTGGTGTACACCTAGCCAATCATAAAAGTCATCTTCTACGTTAAAGTCAGCGTCTAGCAACTGAAACGGATTATCCAGGCTCAAAATAGTCGCTAAAGACTCGTGCATCTGGTTGTGAATAAGTAGCCAGTCATCAATATTAGATGGGTCTATTTCTTCTATAGGATAGAAAGGTGTTTCTATGCCCTTGCTATTGAGTGTTTCGTAGAATAACTGATGTTGCAAATAGTTTTCAAACGCAAGCCTACCGAGACCTTGGACATCCCCAAATTCTACGTAGGCTAAATCATTTTGATTCACTTATCCGCCTTGCTATCTAGCTTGTTGAAAATCTGTTTACAAATATCTTTAATCTCGCCTACATCTCTGTGATAGTCTTCTTTTGTCACATAGTCTTTTGGCATATCTCTAACATCTGCGTCCAGACGTTCTATAGCCTTGGTGATATTGTTAAGCACCCATCCCGCAAGAAATCCTGCAATAGTTACGACAATATCAAATAGTTGTTGTAGTTCCATGTTAGACAGCATAGTAAGGTACTTTTACGACAGTGCCATTTAAATCAAAAAGCATATATCCTTGCGGAACAAGTGGGATACTAGCCGTAGACATCGTGGCATTGGCGTTAGTCGTAGCAGTGTGATTGGTTGCTTGTACGTTAATTGTTCCACTGCTAATTGTTACATTGCTTATGCTTATGCTAGACAGTGTGTTTGAAAACTGGTTTAAAGTACCACCTCCAGTAGAGATAAGCACTTGACTGTTAGACCCTGCACTTCCTGTAATTGTTAGAGCACCGTTAGCGTTAACGCCAAAAGCGCCTGTTGTCAGTGCACTTGTTCCATTTCCAATAACAAACGAATTAGAAGACAATGAGCCAATACCCGTACCACCATTAGGAACAGGCAAAATACCAGTAATGTTTGCTGCAGGTATTGTTGAACCCGATAAATTAGCCGTAATGTTTCCGCTAGTAACAACCGCATTTCCTAGTGTCAAATTACCTACAGTAGAGGTCGTGCTACCAAGCGTTATGGTTGCGTTGCCCAATGTTGCTGTACTGTTAGATAAATAACTATTAGGAAATGTTGCACCTAATGCGTTAATAGTAATGGTGTTGTTACCATTTAACGTCATTGCGTCTGTTGTTGAGTTATTGCCTACAAAGTGAACAGCATTATTAGTAATAGTACCAATAACTAAATCTACGTTACCAGAATAAGCGTAAACAACATTCGAGTTATAAAACCTTCCAGTTCCAGAATAAGTGCTAGATGTAATTCCAAAGTCGCCATAAGCACTACCAGTGTCATTGACAACCGTAAAATCAGTAGACGCTTGATTAGCGTTGCTGAGATTTTGTGCAACTATCTGTACGTAACTGTTAACATTTGAAGCATAAGACGCAACAACACCTGTGTCTGAATAAGATAAATTGCCATAAGAAAATACGCCAATATTTGAACTTGATAATATATTTCCTGTGCCAACAAAAGAATTGGCTGTAACCGTGTTATCTGTTATGTTGTTACCAATAATGGTTACGTTGGAAAGAGTCAAGTTACCAATGCTATTTACAGTGCTGCCTAGAGCTACAGACGTGTTACCTAATGTTATTGAACTGTTAGCTAACTGGCTATTTGCAATACTACCTAGTGTTCCACCTAATGTGATATTTCCACTAGATGTTACGTTACCTGTAAGCGTAATACCGTTGACATTACCGTTACCCTGTACTTGTGTGACTGCACCGTAAGAACCACCATCTACTTTTTGCCAAACAGTTCCATTAAAGATAGCCCAGTCACCGACTTGCCAGTTTGTGATGCCGTTAAGGTTGGTATTACCAGCAACAGAGACAACGTAATATTGATTAGCAGTGCCAACAGACGATACAAGAATAGGCACGTTTGCATTAGCATCCCATGTGCCTTTGTAAACTGGACCTCCCGCTGACGCTGTTATAGCTACTGTTTTTAACATTAGTCACCATCCCCTGGGGTTATGTAAATAGTTGCAGTTGAAGATGTTGCATTTGCTGAAAAATACGAATTAGGAGCAAACGTAATAATCTCGTCTGTACCTGGCAATAATGGCAAACAATTATTCTGCGTGGTTGTCGGCACAACAGCTCCAGACGCTGCCTGTGCTGAAGTCATGCCGTATCCAAGAATAACGGTTACAGTCCCGCTATTGATAATCCTGTACTGACTGCCACCTAACGTACTAGAAGGCACGTTAACAGGCGTAGAAGCCGTTGTAGTGGCAGATATAACGACTGTGTTACCGCAGGGGGCAAATGGGGCGCTTACACTCATGATAGAACAACCTCATTCCAAGTTTTTGTTGATTCATCCCACGCATATACTTTTCCATCTGTGGGCATAGGTATTGGTGGTGTCCACAACCAACTTGGCGCACCAACAGTCCAGCTTTCACAAGAAACATTATTCTTATCTAATGGTCTTGGCGCATAAAATACATCATTTGTTTTGTCGTAAGTGTAACCAATACCAGCGTAATTAGCCCTAAGAGCTTGACCTCCATCTGGTTGTCCATCAACGCCATAGTGAATTCCGCCTCTGGTGTTATAAGAAGTTTGAACCCATAAAACAGGGTCGCCTAAAACTCCAGTATCTATAAAGTCTTGTTCTGCAACAATCACTTCTTTAACTATTTCATTTTCTACTTTTGCAAAATGCGTCATGTTTATTCCTTATTGATGAACTAAAGACCCAGAAGTGGTAAATGTATGAATTGTGTTGCCACCAGAAGACGTAACTGTTCCACCAGTAAATTTTTGTGAACCTGGGTAAGAAATGATTACAACGCCTGAGCCACCAGAACCTCCAGTAGATGTAGTAGGATTTCCACCTCCAGTAGCACAAGCACCACCACCACCCGCACCCAAATTAGGTGTTCCATTTCCTCCGTTTGCAGAACCAGAACCTGCGCCACCACCACCAGTTCCTCCAGAACCTGGACTTGTTCCTTGAGGTGTCCGTGATCCACCACCTCCGCCACCCGCATATGTTACGGATGTTCCTGAAATAGAAGATGCACTTCCATTGCCTCCAGAACCTGAAGTATTACCAGAGTTTGCACTACCTGCGGCTCCTGCACCACCACCACCTCCAGTAACATAATCAATAGCACCAGAAGTTGCATTACCACCATTGTTACCTTGCCCTGAAGTACCTGTTCCTCCAGAATGCCCTACTGAATATGTTGTACCCGCACCTCCACCAGAACCTCCGTTAGCACCTGTCCAGGTTACTGCACCTCCACCTCCACCACCACCAACGGAAGCAGTAAAAGAACCAATTTGTGAATTACTTCCATTACTACCAGTATCTAAAGTTGCGCCTGTTGCACCCGCACCTCCTGCTCCAACAATAACTGTATAAGATAAAGTTGGATTAAGAGAATAAGTACCCGTTTGTAATCCGCCCGCGCCACCGCCACCGTAACTAGCCGCCCCGCCTCCTGCCACTACTAAATAAGAAGCAGAAACAGACGCGCCGCCACTTGTCCAACCAAATGCGGCAAGTGCGGCGGCTCCAATTTTAGATAAACGTGGCATTGTTAATCCTTAAAACTGAGTTTGCGTAGCCAACACAGTGTAATTAGTGCCAGTAGATTTAATAACAACATAAGTGTACCCATCAATACCATTAGAATTTCCTTTGGTTGGAGCCGTACCACCTTGCCAATAAGGTGTAACTGTATTGCCATCTATTTGAACCAAAGAATTGTAGTAAGCAGTGTTTCCTTGAGTTGCCAATAACGTCATAGACACAGAAGTGTTATTAGGAATAGCATTAGCAAATGTTGTTGTTGAATTTCCTCTAATATTTACTGTAAAGTTTCCAGCAGCATTAGATGTGCAATACAAAATTGCCGAATTAAGAAAATCTAAATTAAGTGTTGCGTTAGCCGCAGTAGATGTCACATTAGTTGGCTCTTGAATGGTTGTGATTGTGACATTGGAATATGAACCACTAGCAGCGTTTTGTATAAGTGGATTTGCTAACGTAAGATTACCTACGCTAGTTGTTGTGGCGTTGCCTACAATCGTTGTGTTACCAAGCGTAAACAAGTTACCTGTAACAGTAGCGTTGACAGAGCCACCGACAATCGTGACGTTAGCAAGCGTCAGGTTACCAACAGAGGTAGTGGTATTACCCAAACCAACACTGGCATTACCAAGGGTAGCCACCGTGTTAAAGTTGGCATCCAGTTGCGACAACGGTATTGACGTTGACGCATTTGCAAAAACATAAGGTACACCAGACATATTAGAACCTCACTCTTAATTCGTGTTCAAACTCAAACGTATTTACTACAAACCCTGCGTTATTAGAAGTCATTGTCAATCCTAAATACTTACCGTATTGTGACGCATCTGACTTGTACAAGAAATAACCAGACTCAAATAACCAACCAATTATTGCCCCAGAATTGTTGGTCCAGGTTATAACATTTCCACTGTTGTTATACCAACCAACACCCCCGTTTGTCAAGACATAAGGCGCAGTAGACCCTGATTCAGAATCCACTGTAACATTAAGATTACCGCCCTGTGTTAACGTTGCCTCTACCCCAAATTTTAACGCTTGCTTGGTCCTTATGGGGTCTCCCATGTCTTGCAAAGCAGTCTGAATGTAGCTTGAAATAGACGCTGTCGTACTGTTATAGAACTGATATAGGCTATTAGACGTATTTGTACCGTAAAGGTTTACTTTACCGCCCACAGGAGCAGACGCAACATATTGAATCTGTCCCTGATATGTGATAAACCATTTTTTCTCAAAAAATACGGCTTGTATATACCTGGAACCACCAAATCCATAAGGACAAGAAGCATTTACATAGAAATTAAACACTGCACACAAAATATTGTTAAGCAGAGCCTGTCCAGCCGTCACAGGCTTGGTAAAGTCTATGTAAGGGAAAATACCGTCTAGTGGGTCACTAATCTTGGTGGTCGTAGAACCGACAAGGGCGTATACACCATAGTCGTTCATGAACAAAACAGACCTGAAATACGGGAATATGGCGTAAATACGTTTAGAACCTATAGACGCAGATACGTTGGTATTGGTAAATACGGTACTTCCTGTAGAAGTTACCTGTAAGTTACTGAAAACGTTGATACTATCGTCACCAAAGATGTACAAGAAGTTATTAGCTGACAATAAAGCCTGAATGTTGTTGTGCAATGTTGAATCTTGAAGATTGAACGCCACAGAAGACACAGAACTAAAGTCTGTAGGGCTTACCGCACTAGAAGCATAGACTGTACGACCCGCAGCTACCCAAACACGCCCTGAGAATGTGGCTACATCCACAATTCCATTGGTATTGACAATAGCAGTAGCGGTAGCGTTAGCAGAGACGCTGCCAGAATACCCCGCAGCAAAGCTCACAGTAGGCGCAGAAGTGTATCCAGAGCCTGGATTGTTCATAATAACTTGGGTTACCACGTTACCCAAGACAATAGCCGTGCCGTTAGCGCCTGTACCGCCTCCACCTGAGAATGTGACGTAAAAAGACCCGCTAGAACCGTATCCAAACCCGCCAGAAGTAACTTCTACCGCTACAGTGCCAGTTGCAAACGTAGTTAGCTCGGTAATGGCGTTAGCACCTGTACCGTTCCCGCCCTTGATGGTAACTGTAGGAGGTGATGTGTACCCAGAACCTGCATTTGTAAGCGATATTGAACTAACTGTATTAGCCGTAGAAATCGTAGCCACCGCAGTAGCCTGTATACCGCCTGTCTGATTAGGTGCACCTATAACAACGTCTGGGGCAACCGTGTAACCTGAACCTGGGTTGGTCAATGCTATAACGCCCACAGAACCTATGGCAACTAAATTACCTCCATCCCACTCAAAAAGACCTTTTGACGGGTCTCCGATAAATAAATTGGTGTTTTGCCACTGAGCTGCGCTAACGCCAGAGCCAGAAAACGTCCCCGCAGACGCAATATTGCCTGAAGTCTGGGCGGTCAAATCATAATATTGCATTGCACCATTAGATTCAGATGCAACTATGTAATCGTCCGTAATATTGGCGCTTGTCAAATAAGTGACAGCATTGGAAAAGACAACCGTATTGCCTGACGAGTTATTGACAGTTGTAGATTGAGGCGTAATACGCAAATTACCCGAACCAACGGGCATGGCGTTCTCTAACCAGTAAAACTCATCTTTTTCGATTGCTGTGCGGTTGGCTTTGGTGTCAATTCCCTTGAATTGCTTGATAACCGCATAGCTTTTCTTTTGCTCTGCTGCTGCCATTCCTAACCTCCACTACTATAGGGGTTTGGAATCCTTCTTGTATAAGTGCTATTTAAGACATTCAGGACGTGCTTGTTGTATTCCTGTTTAAATATCTCAGCTTCACCGTAAGATTGTTCGTAAAACTTAGCTTTGTAGGCTGCGTAATACTGGGCACAGGTTGACCAGGGGTCTAATATCTGGTCTACGGCTGTTGGTGTACTCAAAGACAAAGCTGTCGGCAAAATGACAGTATCTAACTCAATATAGTAAGATTGGTCAGGTATAGGCGCAATATAAATCTGTTGTTGCCCGTATACAGAGAAACAAATAGGTCTGCCTATGTAATTTTGCCAATAACGTAATTGAGCTGTGAAGTCAGACCAAGGCAGATAACGCATAGGTATACGACTGTTACCCCAGTATAAATTAATACCAAGGATGTCAATCGTATTAATTGCGTTAGGCAATGACTGGAAGGGAATAATCTCAGCGTTTTGCACAAAGAGCAAAGTTGCTGTACCGTCTGCAAAAGCAGTAGATGGGGGAAAAACATTAGAGCCAGTAGGGTACGGAGGCGCTGATGAGCCAGAAGTTCCAGAAGTCTGGTACTGGTAAATGTAGACGTTGCTAAAAACATATTGCCCCGCAGTCACAGCAGTGTTTGCCACCCACGGAGTTGCAGGTGTTTGATTTGTGTTTGTGCTGTTGTACGGGTTAGAAGATGCAATAGGCGTGGACGTAGTTTGCACTGTCCGCAAACATCCTGTGTCTCTAACTAATCTTTCTCTAGCCTCGTTAATGTAATTTGTTAACTGAGACTGCGACCAAAAGTTATTGTTGGAGTCATGCAACAGATTTTCAACTTGATAAAGGTAATCATTGAGCGTTGGCATGAAGCATCCATAGTTAAGCTACCCGTCTTTCAGAGGATTTCCCCCCAACGGATTTTTCAACCCGAAGGGGTACAACTCCTACAGCCGAGGGTAACGAGCTGTTTTTTCCTGGCTTCTCAGTTGTAATTACAAACTGGTCTAGCTTTTTTAAACTTTCCTCAAGTTCCGCATGAGTTTTAATCCACCCGTGCCGAACCAAAATGTGTTCTCTATCGTCTAATCCGTAACCAAACAACTGTACTGCTCCAGCAACTGGAATCTCTACAGTCTCATTACGTTTAAACTCGTAAACGACACCGTCATAACCTATGGTCAATTCGGTGTCGCTACGATTAGTGACAAAAACGTTTTCCATTAGAACTGGACTACGTCACCGTACACTTGGATGCTAACTGTGTTTGAGTTACCACTTGCGGTGGTTACGTTCACATAGAGAGCTTGAGTTTGATTTCCTGTAATAGCTGTAGAAGCTAAATAAGGAGATGCAATGGTTAAGTCTTGGAACTTTCCTGTACCTGACAATGTACTTAAAGCCACGTTGGCAACAACTGCGTTAGAAGCGTTGCCATCATTACTTGTTGTAATTGTGACGTAAGCAGAAGCTACAGACCCTGTTGGGTTATTTAACGTAATTCTACGAAGAATAACTGAACCAGAACCTGTAACGTTTCCACTGTTTGTCAAACCACCGGTGAGCAACGGAATAGTAACAACTGCGTTACCAACCGTTGCAAGTGATTGAGCTAAGGCAGAACCAATACGACCACCCCCAAACGAATCCAGGTAATACTGACTGACTGAATCGGGATTAGCCATTGTTTACTCCTTAAACGTTGTTATAAGTACCAGAAACAGCCTGACCACCTTCAACTGTCAAAACAGTAACGTTGGCAACGTTGGTAGTAGCGTTTGCAAATACGTTAACACCGTCAGAAATAACCATACCACCTGTGTTAATAGCGTACAAGTTAGAAACAGCAGTGATGTTTCCAGTTGTTGCATTAACAGCAGTAGCTACAGTGATGAAAACGTTAGCTGTACCAGGAATCAAATATGTTCCTGCTGGGATAACGTTACCTGTGGTTGTTGCTGAAATGTTAGCAAAAGTGAAGTACGCACCAGGCGTGTTCGCTGTTGCATTTGCAAGGATGATTTTGTTTAATGCTAATGACATTAGTGTGCTCCTTACAGTGAGAGGTAGTTATAGTTGTTGACCTTAGACATTGACTTGGGCTTGACAGACACCAACTCAGCAATCATAAGAACAGCACCTACGTAACCAATTTGCCAGTTAGGGAGTGTGGACTCAAATCCTGTGAACACAAATGAACCTTGCTCATGGATATAGAGGCTGAGGTAGTTAGTGTTCAGGAAGTACACAGTACCTTCTGGGCAATATGGGTCTGGATAAATTGGAACGCCAGCAACCATCAATGCTCTGAAAGCTGCTTGAGGACCATTGTTGTCACCGTCAAAGCCTGAGCCTGGGGTGATAACGTATTGCTCTTGACCGACAAAGTCTTGAGCCAATAATGTCCAAGTACCAAATCCGCAAACACCGAATGAAGGCATTTCTGCGCCTTTTTTCACTGTTCCAGAGATGTACTGAAGAATGTTTTGTCTTGTTGGGTTTACGTTACCTGCGTTGTAAACCTTAGACTGCCACCATGTGTAGGTGCTACGGTTAATGTTACCGTAAGTAGTCTGGTATGTAGCGCCACCAGTACCGTCATCCACCGCTGCGGGGAGACCGATAAAGGCTTGGTTGTTTGTCGTGTTGTTGTACAAGGCTGTTGCCATTGCATCCATCATCACGTTGGTTGCGTCATTCATACGAGCTTCAATCAATGGAATGATTGCAGCATCTTGTTGAGCAACACCTTCCATACCGAGGAACGGTACGGGAGAAATCATCAACTTGAGGTCGTATTCAGCGTTATAAGCACCTTGCTGGACTGAAGGTTGAGCAAATGAACCGCTGTAGTCAGACCATTGTGCGTTAACAAACTGTGCACCCTGAACAGGTACAGTTACTGAAGAAACACCACCACTGGCTTGTTGACTGTTTGCAATCAACGCTGCCATTAGAGGCGTGCTGTTATATAACTGCACAACCAGTTTCGGAATGAACGCTCTCCGAGTAACGTAAGTCAACTCATTGAATTGCGAACTACCTGTCTGGGGCAGAATTCCACCACCTATAGCCATATTAGCTCCTTAAAGATGGGCATCTCTGCCCTGACAAAATTACACCCTCTTTTACAAACCGATTGGGCGTTGTGGCTTTCTCAAATCTTGGAAAGCTCTAACCGCCTCTTGCTGCGCAGCGCCCCGTGGGTCTTTCCAGTATTTGCCAAGGTCAAATTGGCGAACAGCGGAAGGATTGTACCCAGTAGGAGTAGGCTTCGCAGCTTCTTTCATAAATCTGTGATACTCGGCAGCCGTCTCATGGTCAGATATTTTCTTCTCTAACATAAGTTTTTCTACCGCATCAATGTCATCTTCAGATGAAACCAAACCTTTTTTGACAAGTGACTTTCTGCGTTTCTCTAGTTCTGCCTGTGCGTCACGAGTTCTGAACTCATTACGCAATGACTCATTTTCCTGACGCATTTGTTCAAGTGCGCTATTGGTCTTGTCCTTCAAATCAATTTCAGGAATGTTGAGACCAGGTTTAACTTTTTTAGTCAAACGAAGAATGTCCTCCCGTGTGTCGGGGGACTCAGCCAGAGTGTGCATCAATGATGCTAACTCGTCTCGTGCTTCTAAGGAAAGATTTTCTAATGCCATGATGTTACCCTCTTATCGTATTAAATAACTTTTTTACCGTCACCTGGCTTCTCTACACGCATCATGTTGGCAGCAACTTTAGATGCGCCAGACAATCCACCAAACTCAGCATAACGGGGTGTGTTTATAACAACTCCGTTTTTCTTATTGTTGTCGGTAGGTCTACGTGGTTGAGAATTACCTCTGGGTTTAAATAAATCCATGATTACTCCTGATTACATTGGGGGAGGTGGCATACCACCTGGGGCGGGAGGCATACCACCAGCAGGAGGCATACCAGGAATCGGTGCAGCAGCCATAGCTTTTCCTTCAGGAGTGCCACCACCAGCTTGTGGAAGTGTCTGCAACATCTGAAGAATCTCTGACTGTTGTAATTCGTTTGTTTTGTTTTTACGTGCGCCCAAAACTTTGTTGATTGCACTTATTGCACTTAGAGCTGCTTTACCTTCTTCGGTATCTGAGCCTAATGCGGGTAATGATTGCTCAAGCAAGTCCTGAGCCATACCGAGGTTAATCTTTGCTGCTTCCTTAGAACCCATTTTAGGCTCTGGGGTAGACATAGGTGAACCCATTGGAGGAACTTCAGCGTCAGACATATTAGCCCCAGGCGGGGGTGCGTTAGGGACAGGAGTACCAGCGGACCTTTGTCCTCCCATTAACTCCATTAACTTATCTGACGGAACACTCATATTTTCTCCTTGCCCTAGTTTGTAACCACTTACAAACTATTTGTCAATAGGGTGGACGGTATTTTACGACATACCGTCCAATGTCGGTTCATTTCAAGGGGTTGCCCCCAAGAAATTACTTACGCTTGTGTTTACGAGCTTTACGTGCCATGAGATTTCTCCTTTAGCAGCGGTCACCTACTTGTAAGGGGAGGCAGCCACACCCTCTTTCTCTCTCAAGAAATTATCTACGAGTCTTGCGACCTTTTTTACCGTATCTGTGCATCATGATTTTTTCCTTTAGGTTCTGGCGTAATTACGTTGGGTTCTACCGCCAGACGTATTTCTAACACCAGTGGTTCTTTGTGTCAAGCCTGGTCCAGTAGTTTGTTTGCGTAAAGTTTCCGTGGTCACCCGTGGCTGGTCTGCTTTGGGTTGAGTTTGTGGACCTCCTACATTTCCTGTTGCCATTATTGCTCCTTTTTACCGCCAGGTGCTTTGTGTTCTTTCTTGTGTTCGCCAGGAGGTTGCTGTGGCTGCGCAGCCTGTTTTGCCTCCATTTGCTTTAATCTTTCCAAGAGTTCTTCTTTCATTGGTGGCTCTATTAAATCAAGTAAAGATTTTTTGTCAATAGCCCCCGCTTTGAGTAGGTTGAACGCCAGGGTACGGGTGTCTTCCGTAAATATCGGGGAGTTAGAGTGTCCGTCCACTTTAACCGTAAATTCTTTGGTGAACTGTTCGGCAATGAAAGGTACACCGTGCGTATCTTTGAGGTGGGTATCATCATAGAGTTGCATACACTTGAGGTAAAGAGTAGCCAGTTTTTCTAGTGAATCTTCGATAATTAGCGCCCGTTTTTTTACTCTCGATGACCCCAGTCGGGCTAACTGGCTTGCGTGTCCTGCTGACCTGACCCCTGCTTCTCCCTTACCCTGGAGAACGTTACCTACGCCAGACGCTTCTTCAAACATAGCATCTATCTCCCGCATCTCAACAAAGAGGTCTGGAGGCATAGTGGGCGCTAACTTTTCTACCTTAGCGTTAGGCATATCTGTGGATAGTAATCCCCCCGCACGGTTGAGTGCAAAGTTCTTTTCATCAAGGATGCCTGTAAACCCAATCAGAGCCGTTGGAGGGGAAACTTGTTTGGACAACAGGTCAAGAATCTCTGTCATCCGTCTGTTACGTAACTGTTGAAGGTATATCAGGCGTTGAACTTCAGACCCGCCCCAGTAATAGTCGTACAGCGGGTTAGGGCAAATCTGAATGAACGGCAACTCACCCTTCATAAACATTTCTTCGCCCGAGCGTTCGTAAATGATAATGTCTGGGTCAGCCTTTGTTACAACTCTGTAATCTGCTGCGTCATCATCCCAAATCCACAGCTCGGTCATCTCTACCGTATCTTCAGAGACCTCAGCTTTGTAACGATTGCCACCAGCCAAATCCAAATTAACATTACCGTATATAGTAGGGTTAGACTGAGAAATAATAATACGTTCCAGACCATTCGCAATTTCAGTCCTCTCATGTGGCATGGAGTTCATGCGCTGAATAATCTTGTCCCTGTTAGGGTGGCTGTACAGTCTGGTGTATAGCTCAGACTTGGTGATGTAATATTTTTGGATGATGGCTTCTTGCCTGTCGGTGTAGGTAATATCCTCACGCAACACGCCCACACACCCAGGCTCAACCATGTACGGGTGAATACCGTTGTTCATGATGAGCTTAACGTAAGTTGTCCCGTAGACAAGCGCCCAAGTAGTAGCTGTAGAAAAAACTTGGTCAGCGTTGCTATTTAGCCACTCGTTGTTGAGCGCTTTGGTAAGGGTTGGTATTTTCCTGTGCTCGTTCTCAGGGACAGATGCGCCCAGGTTGATAGAGAAACGAGTTGTCTCAGCCGAATACAGGAAGGAAGTAACCTGGTCTAAGTGCGGGAATATTTTGTTGTAAAGAGCAGGAGCTTCGTCAGGACCGTTACCAAACAAATACCAATTACGCAGAGAGGCATAGTCTACTTTACGAGATGCCAAAGAAACTTCACATTTGTAGATGATGTCCCTAAAGAACTCATCTCTGTCTAGCATCCCCTTTGGTATCTTCATGTTTACTCCGCGCTGGTGTTAATCTTCAAACCCTCATGGTCATTCATAGTCCCCACGCCAGGTTTAGGTGGTACAAATTGTCCTACACTTTTCGGTAAAACGCTAACGGACTCGTCTGCGACAGGTTTAAACTGCCCTGACATGACGGATTTGAGGTTGATATTACCACCATTACCCCACATTGCGCCACTCATTCTTTGCTGAACAAGCTGTTCCTCTTGCATCTTCTGATTATGAGCCATAGCTTCACCAGCCTGAGCAAATTCCTTGTCAGATAGCTTATTTTTGCGTTTTAGATAGCCTTCTTGGTGTTCTCCAGCCCTTGTAGACTTAATATCGGTCATATCAAACTCTAAAGCCAGTTGTTTTAGGTTTCTGTCGTTAGATTTGGTCTTTTCGGACTTTAAACCCACTGGTTTTAGGAAAATTACCGATAATTCGCCTTTACAGAACTTTATAGGGCACTTTGCCTCCCTAGATTCAAATACACCGTGCTCTGTACACAAATAATCTTTTAAAACTGCCATATTACCCCCTTGTTATCAAAATATTGCCAAAATTCGCATAGTCATGCCTATTTACGGGTTTATTTTGGACTTTAAACCCCGTATTTGTCATAACGAGCTTACTCATCGGAATTATTGGGGGCGCAGGTTCTTTCCTGTAATCAGGATAAGTCTCGTTGGTATGTTTTTTCATTACCCGTATACGCCCTTCTTTCCAATGCTCATAAGCCCTGTTTAGTCCACGCTGAGAAGATTCAGTCATTGGCGCTTTGTCTTCTTTAATCATGAGTAAAAACAAACGCTCAGATATACCTGCAATCTCACAAAAGTTCTTAATAGAAATACCTCTGTCTTTGTCGGCTAGGAATAATTTAAGTTCTTTTGTCAGTTGAGACTTAGTGAGACGCATCTCTGCCTCCGTATACGCCAATCATCTTTAAGTAATTACTTACATTCTTGCCAACAGCCAGTTGTTCAGGGGTGTACTCATCTTGACGTAGCGACATTTCTTTTGACAAACGCATACCAATAAGTCTAGGTTGGACTTGCTCTGCCCATGCAATGGTTGCCAGTGCTGCTGCAATTACACGGTCATCCTTACCACGACCAGGTGCGCCTATGAATCCGTCTTCACGGACTATTCCTTTCATTTCTTCTAGAGTGTCCATGCTGAAGATGCCCATCATGCCACGCTCAAAGTAATCCTTCATGTAGGAGAGCATACGTTCTTTGGATGATGAGGTGGTCAGGAAACCTATGGAGTTAGACAGACCGCCCATCGTATCGTTTCTACGCCAAATGTAGTTTTGCATAGAGCCGAGTACGTCCATCATGTCCTTAGCCATAGGACCTTGTATGGCTGCTGCCAGGCGTTTTAAGTTTCTCAGTTCGTTGATGACTGCTTGCCCTGGTCCGTTGACTTCCAGATTAAGAGTTGAGTTCTTGTACGCTCCAGCAAGGTGGGCAATGACCCAAGCAAACTGATATGTGTTGAGTTCTGAGGTAGCAAACTCTGCCACTTGGTCAAGTCCATCTGCATAGACTCTAAAGACCTGGATACAAAATCTATCAGCCCAATCTGAGCTGCCGTAAGCGGGGTCTGCTCCAATGACGTAGTAGGCTGTGTCAACGGGTTGTTGCCATATCCGAAGCGTTGCCAGACGGTCTGAGGACGGTAGGCACTCTGTGTCTTGGAACAGTTGTCCAAAGGCGTATCTGTAACATTCGTAGTCGAGGGATTTTGCGTATTTGGCTGCATCTGTACACCTACTGTTAGAAAAGAAGCTCGTACCTGTCATTACAAAAGCATAGTCTTCTGTAGGCGGAAACTCTTGATACATAAGGGTTTCGTCTTTGATACCCTCAGCCATCTTCCACCGCCACCATGCCATTTGACGGGAGTTTATCTCAACCCCGTACAGTTTTTTAATTTCTTTCACCCATTCTTTCTCGTCAGGCTTTAACTTGCCGTCCCAGTAGACTTTGTACTCTTTAGAGTCAGGGTGAACAGAATAATACTCGTTACGCCACCATCCGCAGAAGATTGCACGTTGTGTTCTAGCTCGTTTGGCAGTCTTGTACATGTCGTGGAACATATTAAATCCCTGTGCGGTGGATTCAAAGATGTACAGACGCTGAGGATTCTTTTCTGCAAGAGATGCAATTAGGGAGGCTAGACCTTCGTCATTGCCCCAAGACGCTGTTTCAGTTGCGTGTAGGTACGTGATAGCTTTACCTTGACCCAATCGAGACTTGTTTCCAGCGATTTGGTAAAAAATACGGGACCTGTTTTTGAGGACCATTTGATTGCGGTTGTGAGCAACCAAAGGAATCTTGTACTCCTTGGGTAAACCGTCAATATACATTCCCAGAGTTGACCTGAACATATCTCTGTTTTCTTCAGTGTCGGAGACAAGAGTACCCTGCCAACCAGGGTGAGTAAATTGCCAATACAAATCAAGGGCAAGGCTAACAGTAGTGATACCCAACTGACGACCTTTGAGAATAACAAAGAAATGAACGTCATCTTTTAACCCCCTATCTATTTCTTCCATAACATAGGTCTGTGTCCCCAGGAGCTTACCCATTTTCTTGAGACCTTCTTCTTTGGTCTCAATCTTTAGCTCGGCACAGAACTTATAGAACTTTTGTAAATCAAAATCCATCACGCCTCCCAGGGCATCGTCTCACCGTACTTTTCTGTCATGTGTTTGTGACCAGCATCAAAGAACTCTTTTGTCACACTACCAGGGTTACCACCCAGTCTGAAATTAAAGCTGTGCTTCTTGGTCGTACCGTACTTAGGGAACATTTGTTTGGCTACTCTGTAAAACTCACGGTCACTACCAAAGCCAGGCATACCAAGGATTGCAGATATTCCCTTTAGCTTTTCTGTTCGCATACCCCACATACACCAGTCCACAAAGTTACAACCCTTGTTGTTCCAGTCTTCATGGAGGTCACCCAAGGCTTCACACCTGTCGTTGAACAAGAAGTTACCGTCCTTGTCATGTATCTTACGCAGTGCATACGCCCAGTCGTTACCCCGCTTAATGATTTCCATAAGGGACTCTACATGGTCAGGGTCAAACCAATCATCATCGTTACAGAAGAACACTACGTCTTCGTTTATCAGGTGAGGTACTGCAGCCAACCATCTACGACCATCTTTGTCAGGATGGGCTATGCCTGTTGGAAATACACAGACGTGTTGGTTCTTCTGCAAGAGGAGTTTGGGGAGCATACCGTTGTCGTACAGTAGGTAGTGCTGGACAGGGTATGTTTGAGCTTGTATAGAGGCTATACACTTGTCTAGCTCAGGCCTACCTTTGGTTACCGTGACTACGGCTGCTGTTAATTTCTTGCCTATCATTTCATTTCCTCTATATTCCAGTTAGATATTGCTTCTGCTGCTTTACGGTTTTTAGCACACCGTATTAATTCTTGATAAACAATGTCAGAGTATTTCTCCCTCCATTCTTTTGCCAGGTATCTTTTAGACCCAGGGCTAATGCAAGAGAGTGCTCTTTGCATCTCTTTCTTCAGTCTCAATCTTGAGTTGTACAGACGCATCTGCATATCCTCTGTTGTATCCATACGCTAACGCTTTCCCCATGTTGTTAACAAGTTCTATCCTGTGGTGCTCAGAAATAAGCAAAGCCTCTACCAGTTCGTGGCAGTGCTCACGTAGCTCATCCTCGTTCATCCACAGTAGTTCTATCACAATACTCTCCAGACCCTCAGTAACTCACCCTCTGACTTGCTAGAAAACTTGTATCCCAGTCTCTTAGATGCCCTGTAGTTGGCGTTGAGCACCTTCGCTCTTGCCGTCACAGGAACTGTAAAACTATCCCCCACCTCCATACTGTCATACGGATATGCGTACACCACCCGTGGGCTAGGCAGTAAGCTACCTTTTTCTATCTCTAATATCTCCATATAATCACCTCTACCTATAACCATATAATATCATAACTTTAAGGAGAAGCAATGTTAATCAGGACCTACAACGAGTACCACTTAGGCGACCAGCTCCATCACCTCAACTTCCTACGCAGGGTTTGTCAAGAAGATTCCAGTATTGAATGTATCCACTACTGCAAACAAGAGTATCACCCGCAACTTCTCCCCGTCTGTGAGGGTGTCCCCCTTACTCTGCAGGACTTACCCCACAGGGGAGACGCTACCAACGCTTGGATAGGGGTAGACGGATATTTCTATAGAAGTCCGTTAAACAAGAACTGGGTAGCCTTTCACCTAGACTGGTTCTCCTACCTGGCTAACAAACTAGGAGTCATGAACCCTATACAAACTCCAGATACCTTCCTCTTTGACTACCCAGAGTTAACCAGGAAAAAGTACCCCAAATATGACGTACTCATCGTCAACAGTGTCCCCATGTCTAACCAGCTACCAGACTACAACCCCTGGTTCTTTGAGAGACTTACCAAGAAGTATATTGACGAAGGCTCAACAGTCATCACCACCTACCCTACAGGGCTATGCCAATCCACCCTAGAACTGGGTATGACCGTCACAGACATAGGATGCCTAGCAAAAGGAGTCAACCGTATACAAGGCGTAGATACAGGACCTATGTGGCCCACCTATAACGTACACGCTCGTATACCCACACGTATAGTCTACTCAGCAGCACATGCCATCAACCTACTCGACACCATCACGCTAGACCGTCTGTCAGATATATAAAATTTTTTATGGGGGGGGCAGTGTGGGGGGCACGCACAACACACCTCTCAGTCCCCAACACTTGCCACGCACGCATGGTTATGACTTGCATAGTTATGACACGTGTCCTTTCCCTTTGTGGAGAGGCATAGGCTTAGGTAATACTTAAATATTTATTGTGAAAGAGCGGTGATAGTCACCCCGCTATTTGCTTACGGTCTGTATAGGCTTGTTTAATATATAGACATATAACAGACACATCATAGATATTATCTCTATAAGATATTATACATAAGCTCTACATATATGAATACATATAGCGACAATAATACATGATAATACTTTATTCTACATAGGGTAAATAGTTAGAAAATAATTGTTGACAATACATTTTATATATATATAATACATATTAAGCGATAAGTAATTATCGTTTAAATCTTAACTTAAACAATCTTTCCTAAAGGTTACAAAATGAAACAATACAAATTTATGATTAGAGCGTGCTCGGCTTATCGTGGAGCATCTGAAGGCATGGTTATGATGATGCCATTCTCGACAATACATAATGAGGAATTTACGGGAACTCTTAAAGAATTAGAAATAAGGGTTCGCTGGGTTAAACATGAGCTTATCGAATCCCGTAAGTTTGAGAATGGTTGTGGATTTAGTCTCTATCCTATGCTTTGCGGTAATCAGAATAAACCACGGGGCTACGATGCAAGTAGACGCACCATAAGCACTAATTACATTCGTGAGGAATTGGCTACGGCTTAAAGCGATAGCGTATAGCCTTACGTGTAGGGCTATGCGATAGTGCTTTTACTATCGTTATCTTTCCTAAAGGTTTAATCATGAAAACTACACTTAAACAAGTTCCCGCATTAGTTTCTGAGCGTAAGGCTTTCAACTGTAATGGCACTCTATTTGCTCTCGTTGACGGAGATAAATATGTTGTTTACTCTTATGGTCAACACTTTCCCGTAGCAGTTTATCAATCCAATACGTGGTTTGTAAACAAGGATAAGTATTCAGTTACTACGTCAAAGCATCAGGGCAAGGTAAAACAAGGCATCAACGAGCTAGTAGAGTATTTGAGTACTTATGAGCTTAAAAACTTGTTATCCATGCCTAAGCCTCAATTCGCTTAAATAACAGCTTCTAGGGGCTTCTATGAGGCTTCTAGGGGATGCTATTTTGCATCAATCCTAACTTATGAGGTAATTATGAAAGTAACGGCAATTATTAAAGACGTTAACGACCAATTCTTTAATGGCGTTGGTGACTCTATCAAGGGTTTAAATAACATGGATGATAAAGAAAAGTTTAACTATCTCCTGAATCTAGGGGTTTCTACTCCCTCAATGGTAACGACTAAAGTAGGCTCTAATATGTTCAGAGATAAAGTAGAGCTTAATCAATTAAGACGAAAAGAGTTTAAATTAAGCTATAAGCTAGAAAACCGCAGGGGATATAAATTAGCTACTTTTGAGGTGACCGTATGATTGGATATAAAGTAGTTGAAAAATCTAACCCGTTAGCCGTACATGGCTATTTTCATAGCTTAGAGCGTGCGGAGCGCTGGATTAAGGTTTTAGCGCCTGAATATTGCTCTAAAGGCTTTTTCATGGATAAAACCCTCACGCCTGATAGTTTCACAATTAAAGAGGTCAAACAATGAGAACTTATCAAGAAGAACATATAAAACAAGTTTTACACTCATTAAAAGAGATTCTAGCAATCATAAACGACCCAGATGCAGATGATTATCAGAGTTTTAATACTCTTGAATTATTATTAAATGATTGTATTAAAACACTTGCAGGGGGTTCATCATGAAACTATCAGAGATGGAAATGGAATTATTGCGCCTGGTCTTTGCCGATTATCTTGAACTCACGGACAATCGGCTAGATGCTAAATTGCTGCATATTTACAGAAAAATAGAGCAATTAAACAAAGGTAATGCGAACCTACTATTGGAGGGGGCTAGAAAGACTTTAATCAAGGCTTTGCCCCATTTACCCCCTGATAATGAGGCTATATTTGCGGGAGAATGGTTAGCAGAGATTAGCGAACACTTAGACAACAAAGGAGAAAAAAATGTATAAACCCGATTTTGGTATCGAAAAACCCCCTCGCGCACAAGTGACACTAGACACCCAAGACCTAGTACTATACCTTATAGGGGCTTTTGTGGCAGGTGCAAGTGTAGTGGTGCTGTATCTTGGTTTCTAGGTGTGAGGAGTTGGGGGTATGCCAGAAAACCCCCAAGTGTCCTAATTGCCCCAATAAATAAAGTTGTGGTATAGTTAGCCCCATTGCAGTCGCGTGCAATAGAAAGTAAGGCTATTTTGATAACTCTCCTACCCCAATATAACGGGGACGCGATTAGGGGGGTTTTTAAAGTAGCCTTTTTTTATTGTCCTAACGAATGTAATCGTCTAATTGTCGGTGTTGCTATACGACAGGGTTAGAGGAAATGGACTACTGTGGGAAAGCTCTGAGAGAGTCCTAGGGGTGGCGAAGCTAGTGCCCCATGAGCGTAAGACTGGCGGGTGCTGTGGCTCCGAGAAGCATAGTTGAAGGCGTAACCTAGGAGGCTAGGTACGTCCACCAAAAAGCAGAGTATTAAGACTATATATAGAGACCCATGTAGATATATATAGAGAGAGTATTTAATCCTAACTTGAGAGTAAAAAAATGAAGATAGATTTCGGGGAGACCCATTTAGAAAAAATAGAGAGACTATCAAAGCCCCATAAGTGGTTTGCATGGTATCCAGTTGAGATAAGTGCCCATGATTTTAGATGGCTTGAGTACGTTGAGCGTACGGGTAAGCCGTTCGCTTACTATGATGGTCTTTGGTTTTGGAGATATAAAGCAATACACAAAACAGTTGGGGATGTACTTAAGGAGGGTAAAGAATGATAGAACTATTAGAACAACGAAAAGCAGAGCTAAAAGCTAAATATAAGAAGACCCCAGATATAGAGATATATGTACGCATATCTGAGGTGAATATCTTAATCAAAAGATATAAGAAACTTATAGAGGCAGAGGTAGATGCTGCAGGGTTTAGGGAGGAACTGGGTAACCTGGTAACTCTTATGAGTGGATTGGAGGCAGTATGAATATAAAAAAAGAAACAAAAGCGTATTGGGGTGATAAGTTCATAGAAATACTAGACCCGCATAAGCCTGGGCATATTATTCGTGTTTATCCTGATTATTGGGATGAGAAAGCCCCTATTCGGGAGCAGGGTGAGCCTGTAGCGTGGATTGAGCATCACAAAGGTGGCGACAACTTGGTTTGGGACAACCCAGGTGGCAAATGTTCGCCTCTCTACACCAAACCACAACAACGCAAGCCGTTGACGGACGAGCAGATTGTCGCAATTGTTCGAGAGGCATCACGGGGAAGTGCAATCAGGCGAGAAGGTTCAACATCGATGCGAATTGCCAGAGCAATCGAAGCCGCACACGGCATAAAGGAGTAACACATGGATAAACAATGTTCAAGTTGCGGTGGGTTTTGCGGTAAATATTGCCAACGAGAAAACATTAAGCAAGAACAAGAGCCTGTGGGAAAGTTTGCAAAGTTTAACGATGGTATTTGGCGAGAAGTTACAGTTGGTTCTTCTGGAGTTCTTCTCTATACTCATCCTAAAGAATGGGTAGGGTTGACTGATGAGGAAAAATCTGAAATCTATAATATAAATTACAACAAATATGCGGTTCATTTAGATTTTGCAGACTTTCTTATGATTTATACCGCAATAGAAGATAAATTAAAACAAAAAAACAACATAGGAGAAAATAATTTATCTTAGACTAATCATCTAATGCTATAATCCTCTCATCATCATATATGTGGTGATATTTCCTAACTTAGAAATGAAAGTGAAAACACTATGAAATTCTGTATCAACTGTATCTATTACACGTGTAAGGAAAGCCATAAGCCAGAGTTTGGTAAATGTGCCCGTAAAGTCACTATAAGCCCTGTAGACGGCTCTCCTACGCCTTACGATGACCTACCCTACTGCTCTATAGAACGCAAGAACTACGAGACCCAGGATACTTGTCGCATGGAAGCCAACTATTTTGTGGCTAAAGAGCAATCTGGCTCACCTTTTAACGTTGAACCCGTTACTTTGGAGGTTAACCATGTCTGATTTCACACCACAAACACGTAATTCCGCTATCTGGTCAGGAGATTCCCGCAGAGTAGCCCAAGGCAAGGCTAATGAGGTCATCCTCACCAAACAAGGGAAGATGGACATCCCAGATTTGTCAGCTATAGAAGCCGTCCAGATGGGTCACGTCATGGAACCCGTCATCGGCAGACTGGCTCAGGCAAAACTAGGAGTAGAACTCAACAAGATTGAAGAATCCTTAACCCATAAGAAAGAATCTTGGTTTAAATCACATTTTGACTTTGCAGGGACAAAAGATGGACAAACAATTCTGGTCGAGTGCAAAAACTATAACGCTGGTGTGCGTAATAAGTTTGACGATATTTCTAATACCATTCCTGACGCTGATTTTGCTCAGTTAGTCCACGAAACCGCAGTATTCGGAAATACTCGCATCTACCTAGCCGTCCTATTTGGCGGACAAGAGTTCGTCATGTTCCCATTTGACATCTCTAACCAACAAAAGGATGAGTTAATTCAAAACATGGCAAAAATATGGGGTCATGTACAGGCAGGGACTACTCTCCCGCCAGAAGACTTAGAGCAAGTGAAGATGCTTTACCCTAAAGATACGCCAGAAAGCGTCAGAATGGCTTCTAGGAGCGTTGAGGAGGCTTGCCAAGCTCTACGTAGCATCAAAGAGGAAATTAAGCTCTTGGAAGGTCGTGAGGAGCAGTTACAGACCCTAATAGCTGGGTTTATGGAAACTGCTGCAAGTTTACAGACCATAGACGGGAAAGTGTTGGCAACATGGAAGGCTGCAAAAGCAAGCAATAAGTTTGATGCCAAGTTATTCGAGCAATCCATGCCTGACATTTATAAGCAGTTTGTCAGGGAGTTCCCAGGTTCTAGGAGGTTCTTACTAAAATGAAAAAACTAACCATTTTATTTATCCTTCTTGTTCTTCTTTCTGGATGCACGACAAGAACCGAATACGGGAATTGTATAGGTGCATTTGATGACAAGAATCCTTCTTTGGTTTACAAGCTCAGTACATGGAACTTGATTATTGGTGTATTTTTCATTGGTATGGTTGTACCTCCAATAGTTGTGGTTGCCGATGAAACTCTTTGTCCAGTGGGGTACAAATGAGTAATCCTGACTGGGCACTATACATTTTGACGGCTAGTTCCGTTATCGACACACTACTATCTATTTGGGAAAAATTAGCATGAAAGCATATCCAATCATGTACAAACACCCAACCACAGGGTTAATTGTGGAAGAACAAGGCATGGATTTGCGCCAATACTATGCAGGACAAGCATTAAATGCAATGAGTCCATCTTGCGATGATTCAGAAGAAGAAACGCAGGAAATAGTAAAAATGTGCGTGAAATTAGCAGATACATTGATAAAGGAGTTGCAAAACAATCCATGATGCTATACCATTGGTATAACAAGGAGGATTATTATGAAGTGTGCGAAGTGTGAAAAACCATCGGTAATTCAACAAGGTCATCAAAAACTTTGTGAGAGGCATTATCGTTTTGGCTCAATGAGGTCTGGAGCAAAAAAAGCAAATAAATATGTTCCTAGTCATGAAGAATTAGAAGTTTTATTTGACCCTGAAATGATTTGTCCAGATTGCAAAGTTAAGATGAATTGGAGAGCTAAAGATGGTCGTTCAACGGTTGCTACGCTTCAGCATTACAGAGATGGAACTTTGGGCATTGTTTGTTTGTCATGTAATACAAGACACGCATTTATGCCTGAAGATACATATCGAGAAATGCCTAAAGACCACAAATATTGTCCTAAATGCAAATCAATTAAACATGAAAATGATTTTTATTTGGATGCACATAGACAAGGGGTTTTAAAAAGAAAAAGTTATTGCAATAAGTGCAGTGACGAATCGTATAAAAAATGGGTGGAACAAAATCGTGAAAAATACAATCAAAGACAAAGAGAATATAGAGCAAGAAGAAAAGAAAATGGAAATCCAATTACCCGTAAGTCTTAGAGACTGGTTTGCAGGGTTAGCCATGCAAGGGCTATTTGCTCATAAGCCTTGGAATCAAGTTTATAGAATTGACCATATTGCTAAAGAGGCTTACGAAATAGCAGATGAAATGATGAAAGCAAGGGAGAATAAAGATGATTGATGTAACCGAATACGAAGGTCTTTACGCTGTAACCAAAGAAGGTCGTGTGTGGGCTTATCCTAAAGCCTCTCGATTAGAGGGTCGCTGGTTAAGCGTTTGCGTAGACAGAGGTGGTTATCAATACGTTTGCCTTTTCAAAGATGGTAAGCGTAAGAACAAAAAAGTTCACCGCATGGTTGCCGATTCTTTTTTAACTAAAAATGGTAAACCTCACGTTAACCATATTGACGGAAACAAAGCAAACAATCATGTAGAAAATCTTGAATGGTGCACTCCTAAAGAGAACAAAATACACGCATTTAAGACTGGTTTGACAAAGATGAAGCCTTCTCAAATTGAGGCATCACGTAGAAACATTACAAAATACAACCTTAGCAAAGGGGTAGCTCATGTCTAATATCGTACCTTTAGCAGATATTCAACAGATGGCTGAAGTGGCATCTAAATCGAGAATGTTTGGATTTAAAAATCCAGAGGAAGCAATGGCGATTATGTTGCTCTGTCAAGCGGAAAACTTGCATCCTGCTATAGCAATGAGGGATTTTCATATTATCCAAGGCAGACCAGCTCTGAAGGCAGATGCAATGCTTGCACGTTTTCAACAGGCAGGAGGTTCGGTTCAATGGAAGGATTACACAGATGAGAAGGTCACAGGCGTATTTAGCCATCCGTCAGGAGGGTCTCTTGAAGTCTCATGGTCGTTGGCGCAAGCTAAGAGCATTGGGATTGCAAACAAGGACAACTGGAGGAATTATCCTCGGGCAATGTTACGTGCTAGGTGCGTATCGGAAGGTATCAGGTCTGTCTACCCAGGATGTGTCGTTGGGGTCTATACGCCAGAGGAGGTACAAGACTTTACGCCAAGTAAGCCGATTGACATGGGTATTGCAGAACGAGTCGAGACAGAGAATCAGGATGTTGTTATTCAAAATGAAGATGGGGCGTTCAAGCTCTACGTACCAAACCTAGACGAGCCACACTCTAGTTACCACTCTGTGGAAGACTGGATTAGTGCTTACGGCAACATGGTTAGCAGAATCATGTCATCCAACAAGATTAGTGATGACGATAAGGCTAAGAAGGTAGAGTCTTTGAAAGTAGCTAATGAGTTCGTAGTTGACGGGTTTACGACAGTTGAGAAACTGAAGGTTAAGGCAGCTATCGCAGAGGCAGGGGGTAATCCACTCCCAAAGCAGTCAGTGTCTCAGGACGTTTAGGAACTCAAAAGAGCAATATCTTGAGACACCTACAAAATGGACTCACCATCACACCACAGGATGCCCTCAAGCACTACGGTTCGTTCAGGCTTGCAGCCCATATCGAAGTCCTTCGAAAAGAGGGACACCGCATCATTACAAAAATGGTTAGAGAGGGCGGGAAAGAGTACGCCCAATACAAATATTTATCAGGAGAAACACATGGCAACTAACAACAACTATCCCGACAAACAAGGCTACGGAACTCTGTTTTATGTAGCTCCAGAGAACAAAAAGCATCCGCAAGGTCCAGACTTTACAGGTCACTTGGTCTTAGACCTAGACTACAAGGCTGGGGAGCGGGTTAACTTTGGTTTGTGGCAGAAAGAGACAAAACAGGGCACAACCATGTTCTCTGTTCGTGAAGATAATTGGCTCAAGAAAAAGAAGCTAGAGGAGCAGCAACCTAAAGAGGTAACTCCAGGTTATGCAAGGAAGCCAAATACGTTTAACAGAAGTCGTGATGACAATGACGTACCCTTCTGATGGCAAAGGAATCTCCAACTTCTCGAACATTAGCGGTATTGCGGGAGCAAGGCTATACGGTCGCTATTGTTGAAAAGTGGAATCCACACGCCAGAATACGCCAGGACTTGTTTGGCTTTATAGATATATTGGCTATCAAGCGAGATGAGACCTTGGCGGTTCAGGCAACAGCCAGTGGCGTTAGCGACAGAATCAAGAAAATAATGGCAAGTGAACTATTACCAAAAGTAAGGGAAGCAGGATGGAAAATACAAGTATGGGGATGGAGAAAGAGCACGAAGACTGGAAAGTACGTTCTGCGGATAGAGGACATATCATAGAACTCAAGAACATGAGTCTTCAGGAAATCTATGATTTAGCCTATCAGCAGGGTTTTGAGGACGGTATGAGCTTTATTTCAACGCCTAAAATAGCTCACGGTTAAATGAAAGGGACGTTAGCTCAGTTGGTAGAGCAGCAGACTTTTAATCTGTTGGTCGTGGGTTCGACCCCCGCACGTCTCACCATCATTCCAGTGAGAGGCAACTACGGGAGCAAATCCCGAAGTTAGGACAGGTGCTGACAGACCCCCTGTAATCTCACAGTCTGTCAATTCTTAACTACAAGGAACATCATGGAAAAAAAAGGTAATATTTTCGTAGCCGTACCTATGTACGGAGGAATGTGTACAGGGTACTTTACGCAAAGTATGCTAACACTAGGTCCTGTGCTCAATCAAAATGGCTATGACATGGCTTTTAGTGCTATGTTTAACGAGTCTTTGATTCAGCGAGGCAGAAACGCACTTGCTCACGGGTTTATGCAGCGCCCCGAATGTACTCACTTGATGTTTATAGACGCAGACATTAAGTTCAATCCGCAAGACATTATCAAGATGATTGAGGCAGATAAAGACATTATTTGCGGTATTTACCCTAAGAAAGAAATTAACTGGACAGAGGTCGAGAAAGCCGTTAAGGAAGGTGTGCCTACAGATAGGCTAAAAACACGCACAGCAAGCGTTGTAGTCAATTTAAAGGACTATGCAGGTAGCGTAACTGTTCCCGTTGACCAGCCTGTGGAAATCTTTAATGGCGGTACAGGGTTTATGCTGATTAAGAGGTCTACTTTTGAAACCATGAAGTCTGAGTCTGTTGTCAACAGTTACAACAATGACGTTTTGTTCTTAGATGGAGCTATTTCTAATGACCGTATTACTGAGTATTTTGCTTGCGCTATAGAGCCAGGCACAGAAAGACTGCTCTCAGAGGACTACTTCTTCTGCTGGAAGGCTAGACAGGCAGGACTAAAGGTTTGGGCCGCTCCCTGGGCGCAATTAGGTCACTTTGGTAGCTATTTGTTTGAAGGCGGTCTTACTCCAACGCCATGATTAACAACTTTACCGTTGTAGAGTCTATTTACGGAAAAATCATAGTCAACAGAAACTGTGATTTTCAAATAGATGCTCTCGCCAAGACGGGGCGTACTCACATAGAGCCTGAATTACAAAATATCTTCCAATTTGTCGATAAATTGACACCTGGAGCGATAGTTATAGACGCAGGAGCAAATATAGGGCTTTTCAGTATTCCTGTTGCGCACAGACGCAAGGATATTTCAATTATTGCGTTTGAACCGCAAAGAATCCTTTATAACGCACTATGTGGGTCTATAGCACTTAACGACATAAGCAATATTTACGCCCATAACGCAGCAATTTCAGACTGTGCTCAATCTTTGATTTTGCCAATTATTGATTACAGCATGAAGATGGACTACGGTACGGTTCAGGTTAAATCTGGAGAAACCGAAGAAAACACATTTATGCGTAATTCAATGGTAAGAGGAATAACGATTGATGCTATGGATTTGCCCAGATGCGACTTTATCAAGATTGACGTAGAAGGCTTTGAAATACAAGCTATAAAAGGCGCTAAAAGCACCATAAGTACGTTTAAACCCATATTATGGGTAGAACATCACATCGTGGGCGTACAGGCTATAGCAGACGCTGTAGGCAGAGGTTACCAGTTTGTAATAGCAGACCCTCTTAATATGGTTTGCATACCAAATTAGGAAAATCGATTTTTCTTGGTGGCGGGGGAGCGAAATTCGTTTTTAGAATTTTCTAGGCTATGGCAACGCCTTCTTTTAGTTGAGCAATAGTCAACCCGCCTGTGTACTGGAAGTGGGCAAGCTCTTTAAAGTGCACCCACTTACCCGCCCAATCTAAACCAGACTGTTCACCAAGCGTTCCAATAGTAGACCAAACTGGGTGGCTTCCATCCCAATCAGGCTTGCCATTAACCAAAGGCACAACATCCACAGCACAGCGGTAGTTATGATAAGACTCACCAGGTCCAGCGTTCGTAACAATATTGCCTGGAGCAGTTCTCCCTTGAGCATAGAGCGCAGCCTGGCTTTCATCGTCTCTATAAGTGGATGTAATGAGGAGTTCAATTCCAGCATCTTTGCATAAGGAGATGAAGTGTTCGACCTTGGCTTTGACTTCTGGGAGTAATTCATTCAGGTCTCTTGAGTTAATCATTTTGCCCCCGAAGGTGTTGATTGATGGAGCAGTTGGTCTTTAGCCTGTGAACCAGCACTAGAGCCAAAGTAAAAAGCAATAACACCTGTCCAGGCAGTTGACAATGAGCCAAGCATAATCATTAGTTCATCTGATTTAGTCACTTTGTCCGTCATAAGGGCGTACAAAATGCCAAAGAAACCAACCGTAATACCGACTGCCAAGAATGGAGGAATCCAGGAATGAGTATTAGACTGCATAGCTCTAGCGCTAGAACGGTCTTCTACGGCTACCTTTTCAAAGTCTAAACCTAACTCCTGAGCCTTAGCCTTGAGTGCTATTTCCGCTTGCTGAACGCTTGCAATCTGGTCAGCAGTGAGCTTGCCATCGTCAAGCATTTTCTTTGCATCGTCTTGAGAAACTCCAAGAACTTTTGAAACTGCTTCATAAGCCAATCCTCCAAATGGTCCACCAAGAGCTGTAGCAATAGTGGGGGCAATCGTTTTTAACCAATCCATATCAATCCTTACAGTATTTAGGTAAGTATCCTGTCTCTCGAAATATCTTATAGCACTCTATCTCTTTGCTATTTTCCTCGAATTTCTTATGAAACTCAATATACCAACGCTCCTCTTTCCTGCGCTCCTCTGTCCAGAGATGAATCTGATACATCAAACCGCCAATGGTAAACGCAACGACAAAAACAGCAATGCAGATTGCGATTCCCACCTTGAGATTTCCTTCTCGTATACGCCTTTCGTGTGATTCGAGCAATTCCTTTTTTTTTGAGCTTTATCTAGAGCATCTTGTTCTTTTATTAATCTAGATTTTTCTGCCTCAAACTCCGTCCAGACAGCGCCTAGCTCTGGAGGCGATTCGTATACAAGCATCTGCCTTAAATCGTACTCAGCCTGTTCTAATTGCTTTTTACGCAGTACGTTTTCTAGGGCGATAGCTTGTAAGGATTTACCCTTGGGAGGATTCTTCTTGAGTTCTGCGTCAGCCTTCTTAGCCTTGTCTTGATGGTCAAAAAAAGAGCCAAGTGCACCACTCAGCTCGTTTACGATTTGAACAACTTCTCCGCCTGTTTGTTTTATTTCTTTATAGGCAGCCACTCCGCTTTTTACAGCAGAGAACGCCATCATCGCCAACGTAAACGGGTCTATAAACCCTCTCCAGGCGTGATGTAGACCGTAGATGTACCGCTAGATATGATTCTGGCGTAGGTGTTTGACGTAGAACTTACCTGAATTGCCGTAACAACCTTTTCGTTAAAAGGAGAAACAGGAATAACGAAAGAACTGCTTGTTGCATTAGGGGCAGCAATGTTGAACGAACTAGACGAACTAATTTGAACAAAAGCAATGTTAGATAAGTCTTGGTTGGTCAACAAATACTGTTGGCAAGGAGTCAATGCCGTGATGGTAGCGACATTTGACTGCACCCCCGAAGTAGATGTCAAAGCCACAGTGTTACCCATGGCTTGGAAAGCAATATTATTAGCCATTAATACACCTTTTTACCAGCGCCCCTAGTAGGACTTTGTTTAGTGTTGTAGCTAGGTGTGCCAGAGAAGTCAAAGACTGCACGGAAGCCACCTTTAGGCAACTGACCAGGAGTCCAGCGTTCCATATCAGCAGTTCCGTCTCTGGGTAACTGTGGACGTGTGGACTTGGCTATTTGCTGGTTCACCTCATGAGGTCTTTGGTGCTTAGAGTTAGCCATGTGGCTATTCTCATAAGCGTCACTCGGACTCATCGGGTTGATATTTCGGTTGTTGCTTGGCATTACTTCTCTCCTTGTTTGTTACCATTAGATAACTGAATAGTACGAATATACTCAAAGTTGCGACTCTTGTCCAATCCCCCGCCCACAGCGTGTAACAAGTCAGACCGCAACTCATCGACAACGCCAATATCGTTATCAATCGGTCTGAGATGACTTCTAAAGCTAGACGAATTAAAGCTACTGAATCCATAATTACCCCCCTTTGCGTTAAAGGTAATCATATTATCATATATCCTTATCATCTTCCTCGTCTGCGTGGTCAAAGAATCCTGAACCGTATTCATCATCCGACACTTTTGCTTTTAAAGCCTCAAGTTTTAGAGCACGGTCAATAATCTTAGTCTTGTCAGTCAGAGAAGCGGTAGGGTCTAGCATGGTAGAAGTTAGCAGGTCTGCAATAGCCTTCTCTAACGCTGGACTGATACCTTTATCTTTTTTCTTACTCATCTGCAACCCCATCTGCGTCTAGCAGCCTTGCCTCTTTCGCCTTTCCAGCTCTTAGACCTGGCGCAAAAAGACTTATGACGTGGACCAGACTTCTGGGGCGCTTTTAAATTGCTACCTGTAGCACGGTTGTATTTAGCCCTGCCTTTAGCGGTAAGTCCACCACCTGCTGCAACAGACTGCTTCTCACCTCTGCCAACGGATAGATTAGGTTTTTTGTCGCTCATCTTTTGGACTTCCTTTTGGCTGATTTTTTGGGTTTACGAGCCGTTGACAAAGCGATAGCAATAATTTGCTTCCTGGGGCGACCACCTTCTTTTGTGAGTTTGCTAATGTTTTCTGAAATGATTTCACGAGACTTTCCTTTACGTAATGGCATGATTACTCCTAGAACAGTGATTTACCTATCTCATAAGTGCCATATCCTGCCCCCGTGGACAAAATACCGTACTTAACAAATTTTTGTCTGACTTCTGCTGACTTTCTAGCAGCGTCCTGAGCTTCTGATATTGCATCAATTTCTTTTTTTAGATTCTGCAATTTATCCACAGGTAATATTTTGTTGTCAGACAAATACTTCAGCATATTCTCTGCAACAGCTTTAGACTTTTCAGGATAAAGGTTCAAATCGTCTTTAAACTTATTGATTCTTTCTCTTTGTTGACCCGCAGTCTCCGCAATCTTTGCCTCAGTAACTTCTCGCTTAGTCCCAACTTCTTTTGCTTTAGCTCCTAGTTTTTGGGCAGATTCGGACAACTTCTTAGCTTGCTGTTCGTTTTCCGCAAGTTTTTGGACATAACGATTTACACGAGTATTTAAACCTTCAACCTCATTAACCCAACCAGAGTTGTTTTTTATCCAATCAGCAGCCTGGGTAGCAGTTTTTCCTTCTAATTCATTAACTGCGTGTTGATTAGCAAATTTACGAACAGCTGCCTCATCTCCGCCTAATTGTTCTCGTAAAGCGTTAAGAGTGTCTCTGTTTTTAAAATAAGTGTTTGGATAATCTGTCGGCATCATCTTGACTCGACCAGGAACTCCCGCTTCTGTAGCAACACCTTTTTTGCCAAACAAAGTTTCGTATGCGTCTAAAGGCGTGCTAAACTCTTTGTAATTTCCTCTAGCTTTTACCCGCAAAGGAGCATGAGTATTTAACGCTTCACCAATAATATCGCTAACTTTTCTATTTGCATCCTGTTGAACAGCCGTAAATCCTTCTTTCTGAGGAGCTGACGCTTGTTCAAAATATTTTCTAAACTCTAACTCTGCTCCCATAGCGTTTTGAGATTGCTCTAAATCTTTCAACGCTTGAGTCGCATAAGCTCTACCCGCAGAACCTGCTCCTGGGTCTGTTGACATTTTTTGCAAGCGAGACAGCATTACTTGCCGTGGATTTGAAGTTTCAAAACCTTCTGCCTGTTTAAAATAATTACCAAAATCTTCAGAAGCTCTTTGCTGTCTTCTTGCTCCGCCAGTAAACTCTGTGCCAGTAATTCTGCGTTGCATTTCATCGCCTAACTCAGCGACTTTATTCGGTTTTCCTAAATCAGAAAAAGAACGAGCAGATTCTTCGCTTTTCTTTTGAGCCTCAGTTGTAAACTTTTGTTCCGCTTCTTTTAAAGCGGTTTGTTGTCTGGCGCGCTTTTCGTATTCAGCTTGAGTTTCTCCTGCTGCACGCTCTGTGATTGCTTGTTCAGCTTCCCTACCATAACCAGGCAACTTACCTCTTAACGCACTAGCTAATTCTTCTACTTTTGCACCACCGCCAGAAATCAAATCTTTAGCACTTGCCAATCCATACTTGCCTAATCCGTATAAAGCTCTGCCTCCCGTAACAACGGGAATAAACATCTCTCCAGCAGTTTCGGCTGATTTTGTGCGTTTTGTTGATTCAGGAACACCAAATTGAGTTAAGGATTTTGAAACTTCTTTGCTCGTAGGAAACATGGTTTCGCCATATTTAGGCTCACCAGGAATAAACATAGCTTCAACATCACCAGGAAAACCTAAAACGCTTTCGGCTAATCCTCTGCTAAAAGCAAGCTGACTAGAACCCATTTGGGGTTTTTCTGCTTTGGGAGAAGGAGTTTCGTCAACGGCAACTCCACCAAACTTAGAACCGCTTGGAGCACTATCTTCTACAGCAATACCACCAAATTTACTAGGCATTTTATGGTTTCCTATATTTTTTACCGTCTTCTAAATATTCACTTCCAGAAGGCAGCGCATCAAATTCCGCTTGAGTCTTAACTTCTTTTAATGCTGATTGAGGTTGACCGCCATAAGGCGTGTATTCATGAGCAGCAGATGACTTTTTAATCTGCTCAGGAGAATAGCCCATATCTTGCAAGTTGTCGTACAACACTTTACGCCTAGTATCAAGCAAAGCGTTATAGGTTTGAGGGGTATAGTTTGTTGGGTCAAGAACAGGTCCTGCTTGTTTCATCATTTGAACAGTAACTCGTTGACCAGCATTGGCAGCACGTTCAATAGCATAAGATTCAAGCAATGCGTCCTTTAAGAACAACGTTGTTTTGTCATCACCTGTTAAGGTTCTATTTACAACAGACTCAAAGTCTTCATTGTCTCCAGCCTTAGAAATAGACTTTAATTTTTCCATCCAAGGTGCTGTTTTAGCTAATAAACCAGTCCTTATTTCAGGGTCTCTTAATTGTTCTTGCAGTCTCTCAATACCACGTATACCTTGAATCATTGGTACTGCCGTTTTGTTGTTTTCTTTTAACTTTGTAGCAGTAATCTCCATTTGCTTGAGTTCTTTTTGACGACCGTACTCTAAGTCTTTTTCACGTTGTTTTTCAACAATATCTAAAGCCTTCTCAGCAATCTTTTGATTGTCTTCAACTTGTTTGTAAGCGTCTACTAACCTACCTTGAGCCACTTGAGCTTTAACAACATCACTTCCTGAACGAACGGCAGCAAGATGAGCTGCTTGTTGTCCAGCCTCTCTATCCGTGGCTGACAGCTTAATAGCGTCTTCCATTTCCTGCCTTAATGTTTTTTGCTTTTCAATCAATACTTTAAAGTTTTTATCAAACTCGTCTTTTTCACGTTTATAAAGGTCTTCTCTGCCTTTTTGATGACCTTCAAGCATACCGTTCATGGCAGACAAGGATGCTTGTGCATGACCTTTTGCCCCTACCGCAAAACCTAAAATGTTTGTAAGGGTAAACAAAAGACCCATGTCTCCCGCATCTTCTTTAGACGGGACAAATGCTGGTAATGGGTTAGCAGCAATATCTGCTTTGTATTTTTCTCTGGCTTGTCGTTCTTGTTCTGCTCCTTTTTGAAACGCAGCAGAAACTCCTGTTGCTTCTGTTTCAGACTGAGCTTGTTTTGCTTGTAATTCTTCGCCTTTGGCTTTGGTCGCCTCAGAAGATAACTCGGCTTTTTTACGCAAAAAAGGAGCTTCCATCCCCATAAGGTCGTTAACAGACAAACGCCCACCAGACTTTAACGGAGGGACATTTACTGTAGTGTCGATTGGTTTATCTTCTACATCCATTATTAAGCTCCGCTTGTTGTAACAGTAACATTACCTTGACCACCAATACCCGCAGCTCCCGCAACCGTTCTAGCAATGTTTTGAGCGTAACTAGAAGTAAGATTGTTAATATATTGGTCTTGTTGTATGCCTGTCTGAATAGCGCCTTGAGCAATCTTGTCACCCATACCTTGCAACTGAATACCAAGATTCATTTGATTTGATAACAAGCCTTGCGTCAATGTAGCTATTTGATTGACTGCTTGTTGATTGCCTACGCCACCCCTGGACTCAGCCCCTTGTGCCAACTGAGCACGAGCAGCCTGAAGAATCTGTTGGTTAGCAGGAGTGAGCTGTCCCTGGTTAGCCAACTGTTGTAATTGCTGACCCTGTTGTTGATAAGGTGCAGCCATAGACTGAAGTTGAGCCTTAGCCTGTGCAGCCTCATCTTGAGCTTTTCGCACGGCATTAGCTCCAAGAATAGACTGGACTCCACCAATTCCAAGAGCAGCATAAGTCTTAGGGTCTAATCCTGTTACGGCAGATTTAGCTCTTTCTAATAAAGATGGCTCAGGAGCAGGAGGCTGAACGGGAATAGCTTCAGCAGATGTTCCCTGAAAAACATTAGGTGAACCTACTGATTGGGCAGCTAAGTTTTCTTGAGAAATTTCAGATTTTCTAAAATCAGCTTGCGGGTCTCTAATAGCTTCAATGGCTGGAGTTATTCCTTGTTGTTGAGCAGGAAGATTTAAATAAGCATCCGAAGGAGTTGTTAATGCAGGTAACTCCGAAGGTGTTCCAGATGAAGGTGTTGCGACAGGAGAAGAAACCGCTTCAGACGCAGGAGGAGTGGGTGTAGGAGCTTGCTCTGTTGCAGGAGATGCCCCTGTAATTGATAAGCTATCTTCTAACTCATAAGAAGGAATACCTTCGGGAGTAATACGACCAGAGCCACCACGCTTCTTTAATAGCTGTGCTTCTTCTTCATTAATGAAGGCTAGTTTGTGTCCAGGAGGAGCTTTTGCTTGAAGCAATTTAGCAATTTGGCGAACATCTCCGCCCATGCCTGTAAGTTTTTTAATTGCGCTCATAAGTTTAAGCCTTCCTTCAATGATGAATATTTATCGCCCCACGCCAACTCTGGGGATTTACCCGTGCTAGGGTCTAGCTCTGTACCGCCAGGAGAACCGCCAGTTGTACTAGAAGTTGTACCAGTTGTACCGCCTCCCGTAGTCGCAACGCCTAGTCCACCTATCCCTGTTGACTTTGGAGCTAAAGCCGTACTTATTCCAAAGCCAAATACGCTTTGTAGCGCATCTTGTTGAGCCTTGGTTAAACCTGGAGTTGTCTGTGGTGCAGACGTAAGTGTATCTTGAGGGGTAGCCTGAGTAAACCCGTAATCCACCCCGCCAGGAGTTACCGTTGGGTTAGCTAGGGTGTATTGAATACCTGGTTCTTGAGGAGCGCCAGGCGTTAAGGTCTCACTAGAAGAAAAACTAGAAGGGGCTTTTAAGCCAGGTTCGCCAGAAACATTAGGGTCTGTGGATAACGTAAGTCCTGTGCCAGACATCGTGCCAGGAGAGGTAGCTGCAGAGACTTCCTGCGCCCCTAACGCTGCTCCGCCTGATACTG